GCCCATTTAGCTACACGCTGAAATTTAGATAATTCTGTGCTATCAAATTGTTTATAACTTAAATTATCAACTTGTGTTGACATATATTCAACAGCTTTATACAGTCGGTTAATTTGATCATCATTGGCTATCTGAAGACTTAAATGTGGTGGTTCTAAAAGATAGGGAGTATCAATTTGTATTCTTCTGTTAAAGCGAGTGTTATACTTTTTACGCAACTCTAATATTTTATCTAATAATTCTTCAAAATTGTAAATGCTTAAAAGATTTACAGTTATCATGAAACCTAATTTGCTATTTGGAACTTCGTTTAGATACCTATGAATATTGTTTTCCCACTGAACTAAATCTAAACCATTCCTAATATATTCTGCTTGATTGCCCCAAGTATCAACACTAGTATAAAGCATTATTTCTTTTACTTTTTTATTTTCTTTTAACGATTTAGCACGATGAATAAATTTATCAAGATTACGTTGGGGTACACTCATATTGCTATTAATAGCAAACTGTAAATCTGGCCTTGGATTATTTTCAATATAATCTAGCATCTTTATAAAGTTTGTGCTTAATAATGGTTCGCCACCAGTGACTCTAAGAGTCTCTAAATTTTTGTAGCATTCGGGAAACCATTTCCAAAACGCATCAATGTAAGGATTATTTTCCTCTTTATATACAGTTCTTGCTTTAGGATTTATTGAATACTGTCTGCGGTTGGGCAAATATTGTAAAGGATATTCTCCATGTTTTTTAATCTCACCTTCCCACGCACTGCTAATAGTTGGAGCACAATACATACACTTCATTTGGCATTCTGATCCAAAACTTAATTCCATATATCTAGGGTAAACATCAGCATCCCATGGTAAATTTTTTACCTGGTTAATGCTAGGCATAGTATTTTCAAATTCCCAACTTCTTAGATGTCTATCGCTAATTTGTCCTAGGTCTTCTAACGCCCAACAATAACTACATTCTGAAGGACGTTCTCCCTCTAACATTAATTTTCTTTGCTGTTTTTTGTAATTACTGTTGTGTAATGCTGCGGGATTATCGTTAACTTCGTCAACACTAACTCTATGCATAGACGGATGATAACAACTGTGATTGTCACCTGTGTGAAGATGAATAGTCACCATGTGCCATTTAGCTAGACAAAAACCTTTACCTGTTTTGTCTAATTGATTAGCAATCTTAATATACTTTTTATTCGGGTCTCGTTGCCAAAACATATTGTTCTTTTAAAAAATTAAAATCATTTATCTTTTTTAGATCATCAACACTGTGTTTAAATCTGTAACCATACTCCCTACCTTCTCGAGCACCATTTAGACATTCCTGAGAAAAATCATTTCCGTTGGCTTTTTCACACCAAGTTTCTAACCTATATTCGTCATCATACTTATTTCTATTTTTAATTACAGAGGACGACAGCTTTACACATTCTCTAAATGCTGTACGCCAAGTATGAAATTCACTAGAATTAAAACGATGTATATTTAAAGTTAAGTTTACATGTTCGATCTTACCAAAAAAACTTGTAGAAAAATCAACGACTTCTGCATCAGTAAAAAAAGATTTTCGAAATATTTTTATAGCACCGTGCCCGTATTCTAAATCATTTATGGGATTTCTAGCAGAAAAAATATACATCTTATTAGGTTCATTGATACTGTCGTAGACTTGTGACATTCTAAAACTATCAAGCAGATAAGCGTCCGAATCTATGACTAAAAACATGTCTGTTAGAGATTGGTCACCGCAGAGTTTATGAGATTTAGCTATACCCTCTTTTGTAGTAAAAAGATTAAGATCGTTTATTTTAGATCTAGCTACTAAAAAATTTTCAGCTAGATTAGGATCATCATAACTTAAAAAGAACTTTTCCACACAGGATCCTTATTATAGTATGTCTGCCCTAGTGCTACTGTTTCAGCATACAGATCAGTAAAGTATCTACTTTGATCAGCATCAAAAGTAGTTAACTGTAACCCGATGCCTGCTTGGATTTCAAAAGATAAAAATTCTAACTTTTCTAAAATTTGATTTCTATTACCTTCAATGCCAGCATACTGTTCTTCGTATATGTTTTTTAAACATTCAAAGTCTCTAACTTCTATGTGATTCCAATCAGTACAATAAGTCATATAGCTTCCTGCTCTAGCACCAAGCATCGCATAGATACCATTTTCAACATGGTCGCCAACACAAGACCAAATTTTTAATCTATGTAGATTGTGCCAGTATATTTGATTAGTAATTGCTGTACTATCGACCTTTACTCCGTCTTTCAACAACATCTTTACACCTTCGCGGAAGCCTGCTCTCCATGCCTGGAATGGTGTAGAATTTATAACAGTTTTACTGAAAACTGTAGGATGATTTAAATAACCTTCTTCCCAGCAAAAATCAACTTGTGCTTTAGATTCAATAGCTGCTTCGTGGGTACGCATATTCAAAACAAAATCTTTTTTCCAAACTTTTAATCCACCGTTGCCATAGCGTAGATTGTTAATAATATTTTCTCCAGACCAGCCGTACACTTGTATAGTTGGTGTTTCATTTATTTCTATATGAAAAAATTTATCATCAACTATGTTATCTCCATCGACTGTAACAAACCAATCAGACTCAGCTAACTCTGCCGCAGCTTTATGAGCGTTATCGCTGCCCTTAATTCCGTGAACTCGTTTAGCATAAGGAACTTTATTACAGAGATCAGCATAATTAAAATCTCCGTTAGGTTCGTCATAAGAAATAAAAATAATATCTAGATCAGATGTTTTCATATAATTGTATACACTATGTTCATTTTTTTACGATGATAAAAACTAATTTGATTGGCAAATAATTTTTTATAATCGCAACGATCAATATCAAAAATTATTTCATCATCAAACTTATTGAGATCAATTTCAAAAGTTTGATAATGACCATTAACGTCATTTTTTTCTGTTAGATGTATATAGGTTTTATTCTTGTAAGGATTTAACCGAATATCTTTTTCTGCTAATAATTTAATTTTTAATACTGGTTTATTTTCTAAACTGGTAATTTCTAGTTTAAGATCTGCTACAGCGTCTTGTAATCTATGTATATATGGTATAGGTAATAATTTATTATAAGTTTTATCGGCAGTGGTTTTACGTTGATCAACAATACGTAGGCCTTTATCTGTTATGAAGGCTTTAAAATCCGTAAATAACCTTTCAAAAGAGTTACTTTCATTTAAGTGATCTAAGATATGTTGGTCTACTTTTATAGATTGTCTTGAATCAAGATCGTTTTCTATTTCTGTAGATGATACCTTTATAATGGTTCCTGATAATATATCAAAAAGAATGTAAAGATTATTCATGACTGACCTTCATATTCTTTAAAAATTCATCTTGGTAAGATTGTATTAAAGTACTAATGTCAATATCTTTATCAGAATAATGTAAAATATCTATTTGATTAAAAATTCCAATTTTAAAAATTTTTTCATTAAAGTAATATCCAAGATCATCTTTAATTGTTCCAGTGACTCCATCTTGTAATATAGATTTTAAATGGGTAAATCTTGGAAATTCTAAAGGATAGGATATATCGTTGTCTATATCTAAAATTTTAGCAGCTAGAGCAAATGCTTCGTCTGTACCTACAACTTCAGGAATATTATTATAAAGAAAGAAATTCTTAAATTCTTTAGGATTTTCTATTATTGTCCTACCTAAGTCAAAAAAATCTTTAGATTTTTCATTTTTAGCAAAAAAAGTATAACCAGAATAAAGCATAGGAAGATTGTTGTCTGTAAAAGTTTTTCTACAATGATCGTTAGTCATTAGCTCACCATTATATTGTAAAACTTTATTAGCAACATATAGATAATTTTCTCTAATAAAATAATCAACCCAGTGACTGGTATCGCGGAAAAAAATCATATCAGTATCTAAACATACTGTAAATTTCCAAGGTGACAATTCGTCCATATAAGACCTGCCGTCCCAGTGTGATTTTTTATCCCAAAAAATTACAGAATCAAAATAAGGCATACCTTTAAACCATGATAATTTATCTTGATCATCTGTTACTAAAGCTATCTTATCATATCCCTGTTTTTGAGTACGTTTTATAGATTGAGCCAATAATACTGCCATCAGATCGTACCTATGAGTTTGACTTTTAGAAATTATAATTAGATAACCAAAATCATTATTCATATATACTATCCTGTAAACTAAATTTGTCCATAATATGAACATCAGTATCAATAGTGTATTTGTCAATAACAATATTATCGTTATTAAATTGTTTAACTTTTAAATTTTCTAGTGCCATCATAGGACTTGGTAAAAAATTATCTGCGGGCAAGAATCCGTAAACAATATGATTGGCTATGGTAAAAGCAAAATCATTCCTAAAACTAGTAGGGGGCAAATTGTAAAGATCAATAAAGTAAAACCAATTTTCTTTAACATATTCTACTACTTTAAAAATATTTTCAACCGTGTCAGTTTTAGAAAACATAATGGCTGTTGCCCACCGCATAGTTATAGTTGTTGGTGATAATTTTACAGTGTCTGAAGATAATCGATCACCAATCGGAATCATTCCTTCGGTTATTAAAAATTCTTTATCTGAATTCCAGTATGCGTTTAATCTATCTGTAAGGATAAAAAGATCTGAATCAATTAATAAGGTACGATCATACGGAGAATATTTAAAAGCTAGATGTCTGTTGGTATTGATAAAATCTATATGCTGCCCTAGAAGTTGTCTTGTATTGACACTAGGTGGCCTGTCTACAACTAAAAGATTATCTATATTTTTTAATTTGGATTGACTATTGGTTACAGATTTATGATCAGTAATTAGTGTTACAGGAACATTTAATTTTTTTACAGCATATCCTGCTGCCATATCAGATAATTTAACATAATCTATATCTTTAGAATTATGACCAAATATTACTATACCTTTATCCATTTTTTAAATCTTGGTATCCGGCATTGTATCGCCCCAGTGCCATAAAATATCTTTCTAAAATATCTTTTTGAAATTTAGATAGATCGTCTATTACAATAGGTGTTTGATTGATATCTAATAGTATTACATTATGTTGTTTGTCTAAAGATAATAAGAAATTCGTATAAGTTATCAGCTGCTGATCAACTTTAAAAATTCCACCATTATATCCAAATGTAATATCAGCATCAAACCTCTCCTTAAGAGTCTGTCGTTTGATTTTAGCTGATAATAATCTATCAGATTTTTTAATTATAAGTTCAAGAGATTTTTCCATAGTTTAGCTCGACAAATTATATATGCCGAGCTAACTGGATTATAGGGTATTAGTGAATGAACAGGTAATCTGTGTAGAAGGATCCCATCCGAGAGGGATTGGAGTTTTGGTATAGACAGCATTAATATTGAATGTTATATCTGCTGTTACACCTGAAGTAAAAGCATTTGAAACCTGGTCTTGTAATAACAAATTAAATTGAATTGCGTTTGGTTGACCTACTACTCTAAAGTGTTCCATGCGAATGTAGTTTGATGTATACGGACTAGTAGTTGAATTTTTTAGATAAATTTGTGTAAATCCAGCCGTAGATGAAGTGAATGCTCCTTCTTCTGTAAAATTATTTGTATCAGATGTTCTGTTTTCAATAAAAGTTGTTGAGTCGTAGCCCATGACCGCTTTAGTAAATCCCGTATAATACATAGGAAAGTTATTGTTTATTAGACTTGTCCATGCCACTTCCTTATTGTTCTGAGCCCCTGTGGTTGTTTGGTTAGAAATAATAATACTAAATTTTAAATATCCGCCAGTATTCCAATATTGAAAAAATTTCAACTCATCAGGCCACGTTACTGTAAACGTAGCATCGATACCAGAAGCACCGTCACCCCAGTTGGATGTTTGGCTTCTAGTAGCTATCAGTACAGATTCATATGTTTTTAAAACTAATTTTTTAGATAAGGCTGTATCTATACCTGTATAATATTGATTATATACATTTCCCTGTATTGTGGTCGCTCGTGTTGGCGATGATGCTCCAGAATTAATTCCAAAAATGTGTTGATATACAGCATCAAGATCTACTTTAATTCTGTCAAATTGGCTTTT